CTAAAAAAGCCATTAACAGTCTCCGTAGGAGTCTCCATATTTAGCTTCACATGCGACGGGTAGTCCAGTAGCCCAACTAGGAGGCGTTGACATAATGTCTACGATGAAGTCCTTAGCTAACATGACTTCGGGTGTTGGTGCGACGCAGACTACCGCATCGTGAACAGTCAATACAGGTTTATATTTCTCATTAATTTTAATCATCTGTTCGCCTACGATAATTCTAGCTAATGCTTGAATCACATTTTCAACGACAGAGCCACCCCATATGCCTACATCTCCTGCTCGTGATTTGTAAACATAACGACTTCTTGTTTCTGATGTATCTAGTCGTAGGTTAGGGTAGGTGATATATAAACCATTCGGTAGCTTGATACCCTTAGGGGTAACTAACAAGCATTTGTGATGTCCAATATAATATGGCTCTTTGTTCATAGGCCAATCAGATATATCGGCTAAAGCGTTATCGCATTCTCGCCATAACTCAATTACTTTATCATTAACTTCTCGATAAACTTTTACAAGTCTTTGACATTCAGCATCGCTTAAATCAGCACCAGGCGGCGATGTCTTTAGTGTATGTTGTAGTTTTGACCAACCTGTGCCATAACCTAATCCAAGTGTGCAAGTCTTGCCAACAAAACGTTCTGTTGCATCGGCTTTAGTAATAGGTCTATCATATACTTTAGATGCAAACTCTGAATAAACATCTCGTCCTTCTCTATACCATTGGACTACATCTTCTTGGCCTGCAATCCATACCAACACACGAGCTTCAATTTGTGATGAGTCACAATTAATAACTTGATGCCCCACTGGAGCCATAATAGCATTCTTTAATGCTTTCTTTTTCTTATCTCTTGATGGTAGGTTTTGAAAATTAACTTTATCTAATCCCGCCCATCTACCTGTGTGTGCACCATAATATTTTAAAGGAATAGGAAGTCTGCCTGCATTACGTTTACCAATACCAAGAAAGCGTTCAATGCGAGATTCTTCCATCGTTGATTTTGTGCCTAATCTTACACGACATAGCTCTTGTATAAATATATCTTCGTGCTCTGTAAGTTCTATAAATCCTACATCATTTTTGGCTAAAGCAAATGTATCCTTACCTGTTGCAGGACTTACTTTCGTAGGCACAGGAATATTTAGTTCAGTAAGAAGTTCAGCAAATTGTTTATTAGATGCTAGTATGACTCTTACTTCTTCCTCTGAATGACAATTTAATCTATTCATTAAACCTGCTAATAGACTTTGTTTATCATTCTTTACTATCTCTAACCTCTCTATTAATATTGCATCATTGACTTCAAGCGTAGGCTCGGTATACATGCGGATAGTAATATCAATAAGGTCTATCTCATTCTGTGGGAAGTCTTGAGCTAATACATTAAATAACTTATATGTTAAATCAACGTCATTCTTACAGTAGCCACCATATCTATCTAATTCAGCAGGACTAAAGTTTTCTAATCGTTTACCCTTGGCATCAATAAACTCTGTGCCCTTCTGTCCTAGTTTATATTTCTCAACTAGAAAAGCTAATGAACCACCAACGTTGACACCATGTATAGCACGAGCCATGCACAGAGTATCAATATAAAGTTTCGGGGATATATTAAAAATAAAGCTAAGGATAGCACCGTCAAATAACATATTGTGGCAAAGTAGAGCAGAGTCTTGTATATTATATCCATCAAGAATAGACTGTAGTTCGTCTTTCGTGCCCGTATGCCATCTAGTATCTTCTTCATTTACTTTTACTCCTACTCCTATGACTTGAAATTGTGGTGACCTAATATATTCTTCTGTGGTAAGTCCAGATAGACTAAAGCCTGTGTCATAAAATGTTTCAAAGTCTAAGGTTATTAATTGCATGAATGCTTTCTAAATTGGTGGGCTACTTGCGGTTTATGTAATTGCAAAAATACCATTTTTAACATATAAATAAAGTGCTTTCGCCCGTTGTTATATTACAGATAGTATTATAAGTGAGGTTGTAACTATTGCAAGTAAAATCTTTAGATTTCTGTCTTCTTTTTTAGCAAAGTCATCTTTGTGATATGTTCCTCCCCAAGCCTCTCTTGCTGAACGTGGTGTAGGTTTATCTATTGAATCAGGTTGAAAGAACCTCCAACCTCTTTTTGCGTTTTTAACAAAAACTCTTCGTTGCCAATCTTCAAAATGTCTGATAGCTATTCTTGCACTGGGGTCAAAGTTATTTAATTTTGCGTTTTGCACAATACGTCTCCTCTTTTTTTGTTTAATATGCAAATTATTTGTGGTGTTTTTGATATTCATTTCTACAATCTACCGAGCACCAACGACGGCTATCACCTATACTTTCCTCACACCATATACATTTACCCGTTGTGTTTGAGGGTGTTGTAGCTTTATTATGTGCATTAGTTAAGGCGGTATTAATCATCTGTTGTAGATAATCATTGGCTATGTCGGCTTCGTCACTCATTTAAAAAAGGCTTCCTTTGGAATCACTAAATTTACTTTGTTCTATTTTAAAATGTTTCCTCCATGCATGCCCTCTCTTTTGTGGTGCAGGTAAAGTAATTAAACCTTTACTTTCTAGCTCTCTTAATCTAGTATGATTACCAATGGTATGTTGCATAATTTGATTTCGGCTAGCGTTTGGAAATTTAGACATATAGTCTAATACATGTTTGATGATGTCGTCATCTTTAATTCGTGCATATGCTCTCATATAAAACATTCTCCTACTAAGTTTAAACATTCTTGAAACGGACTAATACTTGATTGCTTTTCTACTTCTAATTTAATTACATTTTTACCTTGTTCTTTGTGCCACTTGGCTTCTTTGGCTGACCATCTATACTTACGGACAATCTCACCATCTTCATCTACAACTGCATAACTAAACGGAATCATTTCTATTTAAAATCTTCTTCTGTTAGTATTGGTCTATCTTTTTTAGCATCTTTAAGCATCATCTCTAATCTATCTATAATTTCATCTTTAGTATCGCCCATAACCTCATCACGCTCACAATAAGCTCTTGGTTTACCATCATCATAATAAAAAACCTCATTAAGTGTATAGTAAAATTCCCCTGTCCTAGGACATTTACTTTTCATGATTCTATAGTTCCAAGTCATATTGTTCTCCTTTAAAGTTCTACCCAACCTGTAATTATATATTTATCATTTGATAATGCTTGGTTACCTCTATGCGCATGGGTTAAAGCTCCAGGAAATAATATAATAGTTCCTTGTTTTGGTTTAACCCTTTTAGGGTAATATAAAAACTCAGTTTCTCCGCCTTCTTTAACATCATTTAAATATAATATAAAAGTTAATACTCGATTTGATAATTCTCTAGTTCCTGATTCAAAATGCCATCTATGATATGCTTCTCCTACTTTAGCTTTTTGTAGTTTTAAATGATATATACTGTGTTTATGGGCTTCACTTAATATACTGTACTTATCTACATATCTTGAATATACTTCGTTCCAAAAAATAGTTAAAAAATCAGAGCTTACATTTTGAGTTGTGCTTAAACTAATAGTGCGTTCCATATGAAGTCCTGTATTAGTATCTGATACAACATGTCTTAAGTTATTTTCTAAAACAACTCGGTCTGATGTTAATCCACCCTTTTCTATATTTGCATAATAATCAATTACAAAATCACAGTACTCTTTAGAGTAAATGTTGTACTCTAAAATAAAATTGTCTATTTCTAATTTATTATTCATCATAGTTTCCTATTTAAATGGTTTGCCTGTAATCCAACCCACTAATGAATAACGTCTACCTTCTGTAATAGGTGTGACTTCATGTAATGTTGGTGAAGGAAACGCAACGACTGTGCCTTGTTCTTTTCTCATTACTTCTGGTTTTTCGCCTAAATAGATTTGTAGTTCTCCACCTTTATAATATTTAGGGTCTGATAATTGTAATACAAAGGATAACTTCCTTACTGTTCCGTTATAAATATTATCTACATGTTTACCATAGTGACCACTTGGTGCATTGTATTCTGTAAATTGAAAGCCTTCTGTAAAGC